GATCCGCCCGCCTTCGCAGACTCAGCTGATGAGTATTTCTAGCCAATGAGCCTACCCGACACATCCAACGTCGAACAAATGGCGCAAATAGGCCGCTTAACCGTGCTTAGAAAAGCAAGACGAGAAGCGGCGCAAAAACTGCGTGACAAGCTTATACCTCTGATCAATTCTATTGAGGCTAGAGGGAAGGCGTGGGATGTGTCGGGGGTATTGCCACTCGTTGAAGAGATTGAAGCGCTGAGCGGCGCTATTGAGAAACTGGAAGACGTAAACCATGACTAAACCACTCGGCCTGCAGCACGCAGACAAGCTAGACACAATGCACGCGCACATGGCAGCTGCAGAGATTCGTCATACATACAAAAGCCATGCGCGGCTATTAAAAGCACTTGAATGGATGGTTGCTAGAACAGAGGATGACGGCTCACCTACTGGACGTTGTCTAGAAGAGGCCGTCAATGCCATTGCCTATGCTAAAGAAAGCCTGCAATGAGTGAACAAATACCAAAAGCGCTGAAGCTGGCCGCAAAACTTCCTCACATTGCCACATTCGAATCACACGATTCACTGTACGAAGCTGCTGATGAACTGCGCCGCCTCCATGAGAGCAACCTGGAGAGGCATGAGGATCTTGTGCGCGTGAGTCAAATGTTCGACAAGAGCGTCACGGAACTGCGCCACCTACGAGAAAGCAACAAGGAGCTTCTTGAGGCCGTGACAGAAGCAGAAAACGCCTTAGCCGATTACATACCAACTATTGAACGTACAGGGGGCTCACTCAATTACGGACACACAGTTTTGCGCAAATGCCGCGCAGCCTTAGCCAATGCCTTTTCAGGTTTAGCGGCAACCTGCTACGCAAGCGTGCCCGAATCGCCCATTCCACCAGCAATTGTCATTGTGCCCGATTCACCTTATGGGGAAATTGTTCTAATCGGTAAAGGCGCAGTCAAAATCAAATTAAATTTTGCAATCAGTGCAATTGTTGCTTCCAATAGCAACGCAGGGTCGTTAGACAACCTGGAAAAACTCATCATAGGAATTCTCGCGGCAATGCCTGCGGGATACGTTGTTGGACAAATCGAAAAGCCGACGGTCTTAGAAGTAGGACAGTCACCAATGCTTGTCGCCGACATCAACGTTTCAACGTACTACACACAGACAACATAAGGGGAATCATGCCAACGACAATCATCACAGGTCGCGATCTCGTCTTGACGATTGCGTCCACAAACTATGACGCACAGGCGACCAGTGCGACATTGACCAATTCACCAACAATCACGACTTATCAGACACTTGACGGCAAGGCTTACAAGCGCATTGACGATCAGTGGACATTTGACGTTGAAATGCTTGCAGACTGGGGCGCGACTTCATCATTGTGCGAAGCATTATGGGCAGCTGCTGAATCAGCACCAAACACAGCATTAGCAGTATCATTGACAGCGGTGACGGGCGCGGTTTTTGCTTTCAACGTTATGCCAATCTATCCAAGCGTGGGCGGTGCAGCACCTGACGCACAGACCGTTTCAATGTCATTCGTTGTAGTCAACGCAGTGACTGAAACATTTAGTTAAAAACTACTAATCGGGAGACAAAATGAAACTACCAATCACAATTGAATTTATGAATGGCGATCAGGCAACCTATACGGCTGCACCGCCTGAATGGGTCAAATGGGAAAAGCACACAGGCAACACCATTGCACAGGCACAGGAAAAGATAGGAATTTCCGATCTTGTATTCCTTGCCTATCACGCTATGAAGCGTGAAGCAGCGGGTAAGCCTGTTAAGCCAATTGAAATCTGGACTGAAACAATTTCAGAGGTCATAGTCGGTGAAGCAAACCCAAAAGCCACAGAGTCGGAAGCCTAAGCAGAATCGTTTGGGAATTATCCCTGGCAACGGGGTTACCACCAAGCGCGTTTGAATCAGCAGAAGACATTTTGACAGTTATCGAAATTTTGGAAGGACGGGCAAATGGCAAGTGACGCAATCGCCTATGACAAGGCTGAATTGCGTGCCATTGTCCGTTCATTCAAAGCAATGGACGAAGAAGCCACAAACCAGGCTAAAGAACAGACTTCAAAATTGGCTGACTGGGTGCGTGGCAAAGTTATTGACACCGCTAATACTTCAAGCAACAAAGTTGCCCCACGAATTGCAGGCGGTGCGGTAGTTTCCAAATCCTCAAAAATTGGTGAAATTTCCTACGGTTTCGCACGTCAGAAATTAAGCGGCGGGGGTACGACGCAACAGTTATGGGGCGGGTACGAATTCGGTTCAAATAAATTCAAGCAATTTCCAGTGTGGTCAGGTCGTGAAGGTCGTGGTTCACGCGGTTGGTTTATTTACCCAACATTAAGAAGTGTTCAACCTGAAATCGTTAAACGTTGGGAAGAATCATTGTCTGCAATAGTAAAGGAATTTGACTAATGGCTGGCAGTCGTACGCTTAAACTTTCTATTCTTGGTGACGTAGATAATCTCAACCAATCGCTAAAAACTGCGACTGCTGACGTTGAAACTTTTGGCGACAAGGTTGGCAAGGTTGGCAAGGTTGTTGGTGCTGCATTTGTAGCCGCCGCAGCAGCAGCGGGCGCGTATGCGGTCAAGATAGGCATTGACGGTGTTAAGGCTGCAATTGAAGATGAAAAAAGTCAAACACAACTAGCCCTAGCCCTAGAAAACGCGACGGGTGCAACTAAGGGTCAAATTGCCGCGACTGAACAAAGTATTCTTAAAATGTCCCTTGCAACGGGTGTTGCCGACGACAACTTGCGACCTGCACTTCAAAGACTGACACTATCTACGGGCGACATTTCCAAAGCGCAAGATATTTTGGCAACCGCCCTGGACGTATCGGCTGCAACGGGCAAACCACTTGAAACCGTTGCAAATGCGTTAGGTAAAGCCTACGACGGAAATACTGCAGCACTTGGAAAGTTGGGAATTGGACTTTCTGCAGCAGAATTGAAAACAATGTCATTTACCGACGTTCAGGATAAATTGACTGGTTTGTTTGGCGGTGCTGCTGCGGCTAACGCAGAAACTTATTCAGGTCGAATTGAACGCATGAAAATTGCCTTTAATGAAGCTAAAGAAACTATTGGTTACGCATTGTTGCCAATACTTGAAAAGGTAATGACTTTCATAAACAACAACGCGTTGCCGGTCATCAACGCATTTGCTGACGCATTTGGACATAAAGAAAGTGGTTTGACATCTTACATCTCAACACTGACAACATTGTTGAAGAATTTATTTGTTCCAATCATTGAAGGATTAGTCAAGGCATTTGGATACGTTAAGGACGCAATTGGGGATAACTTAAAAACGTTCCAGGAATTTGGCGGTTACATTGCTAAGTATCTTGCCCCGATTATCGGCGAAACACTTGGCGGTGCGCTTCAGGTTGTGGGTAAAATTGCAGGCGGGGTCATTGACATTGTTGGGGCGGTTGTCGGTGCAATTAACAAAGTCATAAACGTTGCCATTGACGGAATCAACTTCTTAATTCGTGCCTATAACTCAATTCCATTTTTGGGTAACGTCAGTGAATTGGGAAAAATTACCTTCAGCAGTGGCGGCGGGGCAACTGGTGGCGTCCCTGGTGCGATTAGCGGCGGGGGTTCATTTGGTGGAATTGTCGCTGGTTTGACTGATATTTCAACGGGGCTTGGAACAACCGATTCTGCTGCAAGTGCAGGCAAATCATCAAGCGGCGGCAATAGTTCAGTTCAAAAAGCATTGGACGCACTTATTGCACAACGTGACGATTTAGTCATCAAGGCAGAAATCTTGAAAACTCAAATGGGATTAGTTACACCGTCACCACTTGCCACATTCCGTGCAAGTGAGCAGGCAGGCGGCGGGGGTACAACAATCAACTTCAACATAAGCGGGGCAATAGATAAAGAAGGAACTGCACGCACTATTTCTGACACGCTTAACAATTCCTTTTATCGCGGGACGGGTGGCGCGCTGAACTTGGCTGGTTTAGCGTTATGACGCAATGGTCGCCCGTTTGGAAAGTTGAAATTGACGGCACTTCTTACACCACTGCAATTTTGTCTAACCTGGTTATTCGAAGTGGTCGCACAAACATCTATGAGCAGGCAAATGCTGGATACGTCAACATTTCATTGTTGGACGTCAACCAGGCAATTATCCCCGTTTCCATAAATTCCACCATTGGTGTTTCAATCAAAAACACTTCAGGCACTTATGTCCCAATTTTCGGTGGCAACGTGGTTGACATTGGAATTGAAGTGCGTGACGTGGGTTCAATTGCCTTCACGCAGACTTACACAATCACTGCCCTGGGTGCGCTGGCACGTTTGCCAAAAGCTTTAACCGACGGTGTATTGGCGAAGAAATTGGACGGATTACAAATTGCAGACATTTTGCGGGAAGTCTTATTCGATACATGGGCTGAAGTAGCAGGGTCAGAAACCTGGGCAACGTATGACCCAACCGTTACTTGGGCAAATGCTGAAAACAGTGGTTATGGAGAAATTGACACTGGAAACTATGAATTGGCTGCACGCAGTTCAAGCCGCACCGACGTGTATTCATTGGTTTCAGCCCTGACAACTTCAGGCGCGGGAACTATTGGTGAAGATTCTGCGGGACGAATTTTCTATTCAGATTCCACACATAGGTCAACTTATCTTTCAACAAACGGATACACCGAACTTGACGCCAACCACGCGCGGGCTGCTGGACTTAAAATTGAAACCCGTGCGGGCGACGTACGCAATTCCTTAACAGTCAAATATGGCGCGACCAGTAGTTCGGAACAATCTGCCAGTGATACGGCGTCAATTGGTCAGTACGGGACACTTGCTCAAATAATTACAACAACCCTGCACAATTCGGCTGACGCCCTAAGCCAAGCGCAATTCTATTTGTCATTACGCAAACAACCGCAGCCAATTTTTAGCCAAATAACGTTTGACCTGACAAACCCTGAAATTGACAATGCTGACCGTGACGCGCTAATTAACGTTTTCATGGGACAACCCATTTCACTGGTCAATCTTCCATTGAATATGAGTGCAGGAACGTTCCAGGGTTTTGTCGAAGGCTGGGCGTTTCAAGCTTCATTCAATCAACTATCACTGACACTTTTGTTGTCCCCACTTGCCTACTCATTGCAGGCAATGAATTGGGGCGACGTTCCAATCACTGAAAACTGGTCAAGCGTGTCGCCGACACTTGACTGGGAAAATGCGACAATTGTGGCGTAAAGGGGGCAATACATGACAAATCCGACATCAAATTTTGGGTGGGTTTTACCCACTTCAACTGACCTGGTCACTGATTTACCTGCTGACTTCGAAGTTGCACTGCAAGGTGTTGACACTTCAATGGCTGATTTAAAAGGTGGAACAACTGGTCAGATTCTTTCAAAAGCTTCAAACACTGACATGGACTTCACTTGGACATCTGCAAACCCTGGTGACATTACTGGTGTGACTGCTGGAACTGGTATTTCAGGCGGTGGAACTTCGGGTGACGTAACAGTTACAAACTCAATGGCAACTGCTTTAACAACAAAAGGCGATTTAACCCCTGCAACTGGTTCAGGAACATTTGCGCGTTTGGGTGTTGGGGCAAATGACACAGTGTTGACCGCAGACTCAACTGCTGCAACTGGTTTGAAATGGGCTGCGGTTGCTGGTGGTGGAATGACTTCATTAGCAACTGCAACTCTTAGCACTGGTTCAGTGACTATATCTTCAATTTCCGGTGCATACAAAAGTTTATGGCTTTATTTAGACAATGTTTATTCCTCAAGTGGTGATGATGTTCGCATGCGTTTTAATGGCGATACTGCTACAAATTACACAAATGCTCTAATCAGTTCAAACACTGGCGTAATAACAAATAACCAATTTGGCACGCTTGGTTATTTGCCATTGAATTTTAATGGTCTTAAAACTTCAAGCGCGAACAATGGCGGTTGGGTTCAAATTCCAAATTATTCTTCAACTACCATGCTTAAATCTTACCAATCTGCATTTATTGAAACGCTTGACACACCACCGAGATTATGTCAAGGCGGCGGTGGTTGGAACAATGCCGCTGCTATCACTTCAATCACAATTTTCACAAATACAGGCACGTTTTCGACTTGCGCCATGATTTCGCGGGTGCTTCGTTCAGCCCCGCCCATGACCAATTGTTGAACGCGCATGATTGCCGACGTGGTCGTGTCTTCGACAAACCACCGCTTCATGTTTTGTTGATATGC